TAGTTCTATTCTACTAAAGTCAGATGTATTTAAATCTGTAGCATCTTCTAGACCTATAAATCTATTACCATCAATCGTTGCAGTAGGTAGTGATGTATATCCACCACCACTTGCAATCATTCTTATGTCAGTTATATCACCAGTGCCTGTTGCATTTTGTTGAACAATTTTATCACCAATAGAACCCTCTCTAACAGCAGCTTCTTCTAGAACTATATGATCGGTTGCTTCTATGTCATATGGTTTATCTGGTTCACTATTTTGATTTACAATGTAAATACTATTTGAACCACTTGACGCTTCTGATAATATACCACCAGTCTCATTTTCTAATGCAATTCTAATTCTCAATTCTTGCATTTGACTAGCAGAGTCTAAAAACTTACCACCACGTTCATTGTCAACAGCGTCTTCAAGTAATAAGTCACCAGAACCAGAACCTGATATTGTGCCACTTTCTAATTCAACATGAATATCTATACTACCTGATTCAGGCGCTATACCACCACCCACGACAGCAACTTTTGCCTGTGCAGTTCCTGAGCTAAATGTTAAAGTATCACCCTCTTGAAAATTTTGACCAGCAGCATTTACAATAACTTCGTCAACGCCACCACCAGATAGGTCTTGCACTTGTATTCTGGCACCAGAACCAGCACCACCTGATATTGTTGCTTCATCACCGACTGTTAGTGTGCTTCCATCATTTGTAATCGTGGTTGTTGATACTCCCTGAGATACGGTCACACCAATTATAGTATCAGGATCAGCACTACTTGTTCCTGTGACAGTCGCACCATTTACAAAAGTGCCACTTACCGTTTCATCATTGATAACTATCTCAACAATTTCTGTGCTACCCTCTTGAAACTTTAACACGCTTTCTACAATAGCTGTTGCCTCATTAACGCTTGTGTCGGCAGGATCATTTGCTTGTGTGATTGTTTGACCTGTTAAGAAGATGGGATTATTAACAGATTGTAATGCTGTTTGTGTGCAACGGATGAAGGTTCTTTTATCAAACTTACCATCTGACACCCTCAACATATCATCTGTTGGAGTATATACCTCAGATGGCTCGTTAAATAATATTCTAAAAAAAGCTTGATGTGCTTTTGCTGTACCTTTTGCTCTGTATAGTGATTTAATATTTTTAATTAGTTTTCTTGTGCTAAGAGAATCATCTGTATCGGTAGGTATTGTGTTAAGAAACTCCTCTTTCATTTGAGATAAGAAGTCACTTATGGTGTGATCTGGATCAGAGTAGTTTAAAAGTTGTTGAATATTCTCTACTGGATTTGCACGATATTTTTTTACTATGGCAGTGGCACCAGAAACAGAGCCAGTGACAGTTTCACCTGTGATAAAACCATTGTTTGCTGATATGAACAATCTTGAATTAGAAACTATGTCCTCTGCTAGAACTGTTGATGTAGCACCAGATGTTGAGCCTGTAATTATTTCACCTTTTCTAAAAGAACCAGCAAAGTCATTTTCTTCAGCAACTAATTTATCACCTGAGTCTAAACCAAATGAGTTTGTTCTTTCAAATAATATAAAGTTATTTGCTGTGGCGTCTGTCTCTAAAAGTATGTGATCTATCTCTGTGAATGTTTGTAGAGTCATCTCGGCAGACTCTAAGAATAAAAAATATGAGGTTAGAAACTCTGTAAATTTAGGATGGTTTTCTAAAACAAATTGAGGCGCTTGTTGTTTGACAAGTGTTGATATTTTCTTCTTATTTGTTTTCTTTTTGTCTGACATTACTTACCACCTAATAACTGCTGGTAGTAGTGTATCCTGTGCCTGCTTGTGAACTACCGCTTTCTATTTCATCTACATCGCCAGTAAATGTCGAGTTAGACGTATCAATTTCTAATACTTGATTTCTGACAGGTACGATATCATTTGAATCAGGAATTACTGTGACTCTTATTCTCGTGCTAGCTGCACCATCGATATTTGATATACTAGTTATGTTAGCAGATGTCAAAATTATTTCGCCATTTGTATAATCAATCGTGCCAAAAGATGTGCTTGTATATACTCTCGTTGTACCACTTAAATAATAAACTCTAATATTACCTTGACCATCATCATCTAAAAAATGTTCGTTAGTAGAGTTATCATTAGATATTTTAAATCCTGTTGACGATACGACACCACCAGCATCTGAAGCGTGGCCAGAGTGTGGATTGTAAAATGCGTTATTAAAAGATAAAGTATATTTGAGTGCTGAATTTAAAGTTGGCGTTATAAATTTATACATTTTAACTTTTGTGATATTTGATAGTATAGCGGTATCAGCATCATCAATAACTTTTAGTGCTTCTGAATATCTAAACATACCTGTAAAATTTTCCAATGTATTTGAATTGTAAGACGTTATAGCATTTAATACATCTGTTTGAAGTGTTGATACGTCTTTTGTTGTTAAACTAGAATCAAATTTGAAATTAGTGGTTAAGATTATGAAAGTTGTTTCAGGATCAATTATAACAGGTTGAACTGAAGCGACAGCAAATTGTTTTAAAGTTTTAACTAAACTTTCTTTGGTTGCAACTGTTAAGTTAGAACCAGATTTTGCCTTGATAGAAATATAAACTTTACCGTAATCAGGAACAGCTGCATCTTCACCACCATAGACTTGAACTGATTGAGCGTTTGCATATAAACTTTTTACAAGAACTTTGTAATCGTCTGCTGTAACCGCCCTATCTTGTGATGTGTAATCTCTAGGTGCATTGTATTTTATTGATTCAATAGTTTCAGGTCCATCACCATTAGATGCGTTGCTTACAGTTGTTATGGTTACGTTTGTGAAACCACCAACATTACCTGATAAAGCAAATGTTGTAGCACCATTTGGTTCGTCTCTATTACAAGTCACATAATCTAAAATTATTATATTACCATCAGCGATAGCTTTTCCTAAAACGCCATCACCAAAATAAACTTCAAATCTACCGTTCTCAACTTCTTGTAAAAAATAAACTTTAGATGTAGAATCTAATCCTGTAATACCTTGTGCTAATGTGTATGTGTTTGTCGTAGAGTCACTAGTTGACTCTTGAACTTTTACAGTAAGAGTGGTTGTATCAACATTATCATTTGGTATAATAAATCTTTGATCTGTATCAGATGTATTTGCTGTGTATTTAAAATTTAAAAATGTGCCTTCAAAAATATCTAAATTAGAAAACTTGTAAACACCATCTACTGGTGATATACTCACATCAGCATTGTTTACAAAAGAGTAATTAGTACCATCAACCGTTGATGTAAATTTTGTTCCTCTTGCCATTGTTATAGATGAGCCTGATCCGTTGTTTACCAAAACATCAATTGTTGCCTTTGAGGCGCTAGCACTTCTAGGTGTGTAACCCACTTGTTTTGCTAAAGATACAACACTTGATCTCTGATCGGCACTATCAAGATACATTTCATTTGCCAACATGTTAGCATTGAAACCAAGATAGTGTGTATTGTAGGCAAGAACGTCTAACAATATATTCATACCAGATCCCTCAAAGTCGTAATCTGTAAATTCATCTTGTTGTTTTAAAAATGTTTTTAGATTATCTTTGATGCCGTCAAAGTCTAGTTGTGATATATCTAATTTAGTTGCCATGTTATCTTAATCTTTCTAAAAATGATTCTACGATCACAGGTGTCGGTACGTTTTGAACATAAAAACTTATAGACACCATGTAACCATTTCTCTCTAGGTCAGGCATATTTTTTACTTGCACTAACCTACATCTTGGTTCATAATTTTTTATTAGTAATTCTATTTGTTTACCGATAAGATGAGTCATTTGAGGTGTCATTAACTCAAATAACATGCCTCTTAAATTAGACCCGATCTCTGGATGGAAAGGTTTCTCATAATGATTCAAGTTGATAAGATTTTTAACACTTCTTTTTACTGACTCTACATCTAACATCTTTTGAATGTCTTTAGTAGCGGTGTTTTGCTGAAAGTCTAAATCTAAATCTTTGTAGATCCTAGTGCTTCTACCACTTTGATTTGATGTTCTACCAGCGTCATATCTTGCCATGTTTCTCTCCTAATACTATTTATACCGTAACTACCCACCTGCAAAAACATTACTTGAGCCTGCAGCCACAGATGTGCAACCTGATATACCATCACCGACTCTACCACAACCCTTGCCATTTACAAATACAGTTGACGAACCACTTGCTATTGGCGCTGAATGAGCAGGACAAGGTGGAACATTAGGTGGTAAAAGATGAGTCGTATTACTATCACCTTGCCTTGATACACCTATGCCATTTACAAATACGTTTGATGATGCACCACTTCTCACCATACCTGTGCAATGTGTGACATCAGCATCGCCTTTTCTAGTAACCGCTGGCATTAATTATCTTTTTGTCCTCTCTTAAATACTTCTCTAAATTTTTCAGGAAAAGTATTAATGTAATCATGGTCTTCTTGTGAATGTGGTTCAGGTGGCTCTTTAGGCACAAATTT